TTGGCTTAAAGAGAAAGGCTGTTGGGCAAGTTGCTCTAGTTGACCAGCCTGACCAAACAAGCCTGTACCAAAGGTAACTTGTTGTTGACCTGCTTGTTGTGCTTGTGCCGCCAACTGTGCATCTTGTTGTGCCAAAGCGTTGTAATAGGCTTCTAACTCAGGATTAGCACCCATCAAGCCTTGTGCGCCACTTGGACGCAAACCAGTAGAGCCTACTGATAAACCACCACGACCTGTTTGGAATTGCTGGTTTCTAATGCCAGCCAACTGTCTTTGACGGCTAGGATCAAGCAAGTCATATTGCCTTGTCATGTACTGTTGAGCAACTTCTTCAGGAGTCTGTGCTAAGTAACTAGAACCCAAACTCATAAGTCTGTTTTGAGCAGAAGTGATTTCAGGTGCGGCTGTATATCCTGCGCTTGTCAACTGACCAGTAGTAGGATCGACTTGGAAGTTAGATGTGCCAAAACGAGTAGTTGTGCCAATAGGTCTGAACTGTGCGCCAGCAACGCCACGCCCTGCCGCTTGTTCTATGTTTCTCTGTGCTTGGAGTGCCGCTTCCCTAGATTGTTGCATTTGCAACAAGCCACCAGCAGTTTGCAACCCACCTTGAGCAACGCCCCTTTGACTTAAGAAGTTCATTGCCCCTGTAGCCGCACTACCACCAGCCGCCAATGCTCGTTTAAGAAGTGCTTGTGTAGCGGCATCTAAAGTAGAGGGTGTTCCAAGATCACTTGTATAAGTTTGTGAAACTAGGGCATCAATTTCAGCCTGTGTATAAGGTGCGCTACCAGTACCCTCGTAGCCTAAATCACCATAGCCATAAGTAAAATCTTGTGGAGATGGCGTACTGCCAACGCCTCCAAATTCATAACCTTCACCGCCATATCCAAATGTGAAATCTTCTTGTGCCATGTTTGTCGCTCCCGTTGTTCCTTGACCTGAAGTTCCGCTTGAACTTAATAAAGTAGATGGTGTAACTTGACTCACGCCACCACTTATAACGCCACCCTTTAATGCTTCTTCTGGTGACTTGCCACTTAACAATCCACCCGTAGTCCCACCAGCCACATTGCCAGCAAAACTAGAACCTGTTTCTGCGCCAACTGCGCCTGAAACTTGACCAGCAACTTGTCCAATGACAGCGGCTGTGGCGGCATCTTCAAGACTTCCACCCCTGTCAAGCACATTAGCCGCTTGGATATAAGGTGCGGCAACAGGAACTGCAACAGAAGCAACAGTTGCCCAACCGCCTGGGATTTCTTCATTTACTGTGTCATCAAGATCAGCCGCCACATCTGAAACACTACTTACAAGATCGCTACCAGCATCAATAACATCACTAACAATAGGAATTCCACCACCACCACCTTGGGGCTGAATTCTTCTATCTCCTACATGGCGAAACGCATAGATGGGTAGGTCTGGTATACCTAAAAGGGCAAGACTATTTCTCATATCTGTGCTTTCCAGTTGTACTGTTGCAAGTCAGATGCTTGTACATTCAAGCCAACTCGTTTCATCAACTCAACAATTCCTTGGTTATCTGCTTTGCCGTATACAGTCTTAATACCTAAAGCCTTGCCTCTCCTGACAAAACCAATAACAGCCTTTGCCAATGTTCTAGGGTTGTCTTCAGTAAACAAGTGAATCTCTGCCGATGTTGGGTTAATCTTACGAACTAGCAATACAGAATCACTCTCTTGCATCAAAACAGCAGACTTAGCCTTAACCAACGCACTAACAGTACGCAAGGCTTTATCAGGGTCAATTTTGCGTTTGACCGCATCTGCTTTAATGATTTCTGATGCTTTCATTACATTGTTCCATTCGCAACGATGTTTCCAATCACAGTCAAGTTACCAGAGGCATCTATCTTTGCCACAGGCGTAGATATATTGTAGATATACAAGACATTAGATGCTTCAACAAATGAGAAGTTCGTAAATGTTCCATCTGCCTTGGAAGTAATAGCAGTTTGGATATTTGTAAACTCTGTGTCGATCTCAGTACCTTTTACAACCTTGGAAGCATTGCCTGACGCAAGTGCATCTTTAGCCGCAAAGTTGGTGGTTTTTGTGTAATTTGCCATGTTTATTCCTTACCCAAGTTTTCCGTTTTTAGCCTGAATCTCTATCTTCTGGATGCTGATAGCCGCACCATTGATCTCAACCTCATACGCTGTTTGCACAACTTTGCCATAGCCTGATGCCTGACCAGCCAATGTGCCAATTTGTATGCCTGTTGAATAAAATGCTACTGGACTACCATTTGCACCATACTCTGCAATTCCATATTCGGCTACTGAAGACAGAGGAATAGTTGCTTGTGAAGCGTAATATTGCCCTGAAAAGTCATAAGACCACTTAATTGTAAATATCTGGTTAGTTCCACCAATAACCACCACAGAGATTTTCTTCAGGATTGATGTGACATTTGCATCACCTAAGTCAGCATAGTTGGTGTAATACTGGAAACGATAGGTAGAGGCATGGTCAAGATATGTCCCATACTTGCCAACATACCCATTTTTGCCAATCAGTAAATCACCATTTCTTTTTGCCAACAATGCAGTTGGTTCAATAGAGTCCCAAGTTGTTACCCTTGCAGAACCATCTTGCAACTGAGCCTTTGTATCAAATACATAGACTTGTTTGGCAACAGGAAGCGTTAAAAGATAAAAAGCATTTACTTCTGAGTAAACAGCCTTAATATTTGCCAATGTCTCACTTGCCACATAGGTCATCAAATCATTACGCACATTCTTAGACAAATCACGCAATGGGGCAGACTTCTCTTGGATAGTACGCAAAAGACTACGCACACCTGAGTTAGACAAGAAAACAATGTCTGAACCAGTAGAAACAATAGAATCCCTTGATAAACAACCAATGTTGCCTATGGTGTCAGACAATGACATTGTGGAAGGGGTTGTTGCCCCTTGATAGACTAATATCTGACGCTTACCAAAGATAACTAGGAAGTTATTGTGTGCGCCCAAACCCATGATCTGATCTGCACCATTAGCCCAAACCCTAGAAACATCAAGAGTTCCAGATGTCCCCGCAGTCCAGTTATGCCCTGCCAACAAGTCAGAGAAACTAATCGTTACATTGTCTGCCGTAGTATCAGCCACCCACAAGCGACCAAAAGCAGAAATAACAATGTTTCCCAAAGGGACTGTGCCTGTATAACCAGTTTTCTCAGACACACGCCTAAATGTTGTAGTGCTTACCGCAGGGTCAAAGATCAACGGGTCATGCCCTGATTGAAAGAAGAAGGTAATGCCATTCAAGGATGCACATTGCCAGTTACTATTAGTAATAGTCGGGGCAGTACCGCCACCACCATAGGTTAACTCTACGACTGTATCGGTAGAACTGAGTTTAAATAACTTGTTGTTGCCAGCAAACAATACAGTTAGTGTTCCATCAAGTTGCACTAACTCATGGATAACTTTTATATCATTTGCGCCTAAGTTGCCAGATGAAGCATTAACCCTTGAGAAACCCTTTCGTGCGCCAATACGTCCATATTGGTCAATAACGCAGTTAGTGGCAATAGACGCATACCCAGCCTCCAATGTCAGAGGAGAATCTTGCGTGTTTAGCCCAAAGAAGCCTGGGGCTTGAACACTAAAGGTCTGCAATCTTTGCGTCATGTTGCTACAAACTCCCCACGATCAGGATAGCGTGTGCCTTCCAAAGCAATATAGTCAGACAGCATTGCCCGATACAAGTTATAGGCTTCTGAGGAAGACAATCCACCATCTTCGCCACGCTCTACCAATGCTCTTGCAAATGCGTTTTGAGACACTAAAACATCAGAAACTAGCACCACAGTAGCGTCAGCCGCCAAAGTTGCTTGTGGTACTGCTAAAGAGAATTTAACTGTGTATACAGCATCTGGAACTGGATACAAGGTGACTTTTGTATCGAAACTACCATCTATACCATTAAAAGCATAGTCAGTAGGTGCTGAAGTTCCAGCGGGTAAGAAGTTGATGTTGCGGTTCATGGTGACAAAATCTACGTTTGTCATACCTAAAACACTAGTGGTATTGATTGCGTCTAAGACTTGGAACTTCTGACCAGCCCCTGTGAGGGAGTAGGAAGAAGTGTTTGCAACTGTGGTAACTGTAATAGTTTGAACCAATACGTTCCAAGCAAAGGAATCCTCAATCTGACGCTTTGCATCATTGACAAACTTGCCAATCAAAGTGGAATAGGTAGTTTCATTAAAGGTAGTGACCACAGGCTCTCTGAGGCGCACTAACACATCGTTTACAAGTTCTAGGTAGGTCATGCTCTAGTCAACCCTTCTTCTTCAAATGTGGCTATAAAACTAAATGAACTTGCAGACTGAGTAGTTATTTTTAGTTTGTCACCCTCTTCAAACACAATGTAGGCGTTCCCATCAAACTGCAAATAAGTTTTTGACGAGAAATCGTATTGAGTCAATATATCAAGAGTGGTATTAGCACTTGCGTCAAACCATTGAACAGTTATATGCTTGGTAGACCCGCCTGTATTGTGTATATACATTACAGTAAATTTAGAGTAATAACCTCTAGGACAGGTATAGACTGTTGTGTCTACTGCCGCTGTGGGACTAATACCAACCGATAATGCTCTCATTTCGCTTTTGCCTTATTTCGTGTAGAAATAGACTTAGCCTTTGCCTTTGCGTCAGCCTTTGAGGATGCACCCCATGCTTTGAGCGAAAGAAGCAGTCTTGTCGGTTTACCATCCTTGTACTCAGGGCCATCGTTGCCAGCCATACGAGCCAAGAAACTTGCTCTGCGAGGGCTATCCCCCGACTTTACTGGTGCTTTTAAATTACCACCAGTTTCCGCATTATAAGATGATCTTCCCTTGGAGTTCAACCCCCCTTTAGGATTCTTACCTTCGGAGCGTTGCCAAGCGGGAGTTTTCATCACTTCACCTTTTTTGGTTTCTTTGCAGTTTTAGCAGACTGTCTAAATGCTTCAGCAGTTGGCGCACCTTTGCTACCAACTTTCCGCATACGTTCACCAGAGCCAGCCTTAATTCTTTCCTTCTTTGCCAAAATATTGGCATAAAGTCCTTGTTTCATTTCTTCTTCGCCTTTCCTGCCTCAGACAAAGCAATAGCAATCGCTTGCTTTTGAGACTTAACAACCTTGCCACCCTTGCCTGAGTGCAGATCACCTGCCTTGTACTCACGCATGACTTTACTAATTTTGGCTTGTGCTTTGGTCTTTTTCATACTAATACAAGACCTTTGCTGTAATAGTTCCAGAGGTGTAGGCTGTACAGTTGGCTCTCAAATACTTTGGCGCATTGGCAATAGTGACAATGCCATCAGCAGTCAAAGCAGTACCAATCGTTGCAAATGTTGTCCCATCAAGACTTCCTTGGAAAGCAACAGTAGCGGTTGTTATGCCTGTAACTTGTAGAAATGCGGGTTGCCCTGCGTCTGCTTGCACAGCAGTAGAAGCACCACTTGCAGTTACTGCATTTAATAGGGTTCTTGCCCCAGATAGTGAACTCATTTGCCTCTCCCTGTTTTCTTCATCATATTCGTAGCGGTGCGCTGACCACGCATGGGCAGACCTTTTGGCTTACCAACAGCAACCATAATGGTCACAGGAAGACCCTTTTTCTTGCCATATTCTTTTGCTTCTTTTTCGCCTTTTTCAGAGTAGGCAAACTTCTTTTTTCCAACCATCGGCATAGTTGGTGAACTTCCGCTTGCAGAGCCTCAACTTGGGCTTCTATTCTGCCGAAATCTCTCGCATCAATATCACTCATAACAGTTGTTCCTTACGGGGTCTACCCATAGGTTTCTTCAAAGTTAGTGTTTGCCTTGTTCCATCAACCTTTTCGACCTCCACAACAGCAGAAGTATCAACCTCTGTGTATTCAGGGTGTCTACGCATCTCAACAATATCAAAGTCGTGCCTAAACTCAACTGTATTGCCTGATTTATTGCAACGAAACAAAGCCATATTTATCCTTAAAAGAAAGGGGGGCAAGCCCCCCGATCCTTAAACCATACGAACAATAACAATGTCCATAGTGGCTGATGCCAAGTCTGCTGTAGAACCTGACTCGTTTTGGATGCGGAATTTAACAGTATTGGCGGCTGAGACATAACCTGTCACAGTCAAACCAACCAAATCCACAGCCAAAGATGTACCAATAACCATGTCACCCAAGGCAACGCCTGGAACTGTTACATCATCTGTTTCACCAGCACCATCAACTAATGAGCCAGCATTTAAAGTACAAACAACTGACCAAGTATCAGAGAATAAACCCCGAAAACTGTCATTGCCTCTACGTGTTACAACTGCACTTGCTGTTGCCATAATAATTTCTCCTAATTAGGTTAAAAAAGTCCCCCCAGTTACGGGGGGCGCAACTGCAATTAGGCAGGAACTAAGAGAGCGAACATAGATGCAGATTTAGCCGCACCTGTGCTTGCCGCATCACGGAGAATCTGAACGCCATAAAGGGTATCAGATGTGAACAGCGTAGCAAGGTACTCTTGCTTGTACTGGACTTGTGAACGCACACCAATTTGCTCAACCAGAACCAAAGAATCTTTGTGTCCCATTAAACAAACACGGGCGGCGGCAGAACCTGATGCTGTGTCGCAATTGCTTGAGACAAACACAGGGATGCCATACAAGTTACCGATCTCACCTGTGCGGATGGTATTGTTAGTACCGCCAACAAAGGCTTGTTCTGTGTAACGTGCAAGACCCATTAAGGTATTACGACTTGATGGTGGGATGATAAAAAATCTTCCGTCCATTGGGGTGTCGTTGTCATCAAGACGTTGGATAGTGCGGCGAATAGCGGCATCAGTTAAGGCTGACTCATTGTTGCTTGCGGCAACATAAGCAGTCGTACCATCACCACCAATAAATGCACCAGTTGCATAGGCGTTTGTACCAGCACCACCATTGGTTTCACGTCCAAGGTTAATCAAGTCTGTATCGACTTGTTTAGCCAAAGAGTAACCAGCGTCTGCTGTGTAGAAGTTACGCAGACTGTTTAAAGCCTGTGCTTCTACGATGTCTTCGATCAAACGGCTATATTCATAGTGTTTGTCAATTGCTACCTGAACTTCTGATTCCGTTGCCGCAATCAAAGTTACTTGTGAGCCAGCCGCCTTTGCAGACGCAGAACCACGGGTAGGAGCAGGAACGTGAACTACGTCACCCTTCTTTCCCTTGAAAGACATCTTCATAACCAAGTTTGCTAAAACGAGGTTCTTCTTGTAAGAGGCAACAATTTCGTCACTCCATATTTCAGGAATGAAGGTTGCCGCTGTCGTTACTGTCACATTATTTGTACCTAAAGGCATGATAAATCTCCAAAAAGCGATAAGTTAATTATTTAACCCGACCTTCTGAATACGCTTGCATGATCTCGTCACTCAAGGCTTCATATCGGTTCGGATTTTCCATTTTTAGCCGAATAAGGTCAGCCCTTCTGTATATCCTCTTTCCTGATTCTCCACTACCACCTACATCAACACCCGCCGCTTTAAGGTTAGTCTTGCGAGTTGCTTCACCAGCATCACTCGTTTGTTTCGCCTTCACGCCACGTAACTGCTTATAAGTAGTAAGTAATTCGTTTGCACTATCGTAATCAAACTCACCATCAGCCTTGGCAAACAGATTTATGCGAACAGGTGAAGATTTCACCCAATTTGCAAAGTCTGGGTCTGATGCAACCTGACCATAGTCGGGATGCTCTTGCACTAACTTTTGCTGAATCTGCATCCTTTTGAAGTCGTGAGCCGCTTGGCGTCCCGCTACCACATCTGGATGGTTATCGACAGTTTGACGAATTGCCTCTTTTGGATTCTCAAAGAAGTCTACTTCTGGTGCTTCCTCTTTAATAGGTTGCTTGTTAGAACTGAGGTTCTGCTTTATGAGTTCATCTGCTAGTTTACGAATCTCGCCTACTTCCTTACCTTGACGATCAATTAACTTGTTAGCCTCTTGATGCATCTTGATAACATCTTCTAGACTTTTATCCCGATAGAAATTGGGAACGTCTGAAAGTTGTTCTGTTTCAGGGAGTTTTGCTTGCTGTTGTTCTTCAACTACGTCTAACTCACTTGGCAACTCATCTTCATTATCAATCAACATATTTTTCCTTTTCCTGCGTGTTTATCGTTCTCAGGACATTTAACTTGCACTTTTTACAAGTTGTTACTTTGCTCCCACTTCAGTCTGTCAAGGTGTTTCTTCTCGAACTTCCCATGCTCTGATGGGAAAGAACCAGACCACCCTTCCAATTTGAAGTTAGGTGCGCTTATGAGGCGGTTGGCTGTTGCTCCGCACTCACATAAGAAATCCCGTGTCTCATAATCACAGAATCTCTCAGTTTTATGCCCGTTTTCACAGGCAAAATCAAATAGTCTTTTCATTCAATTCCTCAAATGCTCTCTCGCTGACCTCTTTCAAGGTTCTCAGCCATGTGAGTATTGACAATTCGCCCTTCTTAAATTGCAAGGACTTTTCGTCAGGGATTGTACTGATATTGTTCAACGATTCAATCATTGTGTCAATATCTTCCATTAAGTCTTTCCAACCCTCTGTTGCCATAGTGTCAAAGCGGGCTTCATAGTACTTTTGCAGTTCAGGTGTCATGCTGTTACCCATAAACCCATGCCAATGTAGGCTCATCCCAAGAATAAAGTTTTCCGTCATTTGGCATTGGTGTAGGCGCAGACCACAGACAAGTATCCTCGCTCATAGTCCATGATGAATATGGTTGTGGAGGAATGAACGCATCCCGACCTGAGTCATAGGTGTACCCAATTCCTGCGTAATTCTTACGCAAAGGTGTATTGCCATTAGCATGAACACCACCATGTGTGTTGTATGAGGTTTGTACCCATCCGTGACCAAAGATGCCAGAATCAATGACATCTTGTTCGGCAACGATTACCTGAGTGACTAATCCGTTTTCTACTTTTGCAAAATGTGACAAGTTTTTTGTCCTTAAAAAGTAACTGAACCAGAAGAAGTCCATTTATATACTCGATAGCCACCAGCAACCGTTATTGTTGGAGAGCCAGTAGTTGCGCTTGCGGCTGGGAAAGAATCTGCATAGCGAATGACAACAATGCCAGAACCGCCAGGAGAGCCTGAGTTGCCACCGCCTTGATTAGCCGTACCGCCACTACCACTTCCGTTTGATCCACTTCCATAAGTGTCACCAAAACCACCCATACCGCCAGCGTATGTGACGCTAGAGCCTGTTATAGAAGATGCAGTTCCGTTGCCACCAGCACCGCCAGCGCCTGGGTTTCCACCATTTGACCCTGCGCTACCTGCACCGCCACCACCGCCACAAGATGTAAAACTTGCCCCGTCAGTAAATCCTCGCCCACCATCATTACCTTGCCCAGCCGTACCTGCTCCGCCAAGCCCGTTTGATGTTCCGCCACCGCCGCCAGAACCGCCAGCATTGGAGTTTCCTGTTATAACTCCAAAGCCACCGCCTATAGATGTGATGCTGTGAAAAACTGAATCACTACCATTGCCACCACTACCGCCACCCCCAACCGTAACCGTAATTGCTGACCCAGAAGGAACAGAAAGCCCCGTTGCCGTTCTAAAACCACCCGCCCCAGCACCACCTCGTATTGACCCACCAGCACCTCCAGCAACCACAAGATATTCAACGGTTGGTGTTGCGGAAGAACCTTTAGCGAGAAAGAAGTTTTTAGCGGCAAACATTACGGTGTGTATCCTTGGGCAATAGAACCATACCAGTTTAGGCCATCAGCAATAAAGGTCAAGATGTCCATCTTGCCAGCAGTTGCTGTAATCGTAGGCGCACCAGCAGTTCCGAACTTCACACTCGTGAATGTTGCTGTGCCGTTGCCCGTAGTGGCCGCTTGTTTAAGTAAAAGTACAAATGACTTTCCAGCCGTTGCGGTAGGCATTGTGAATGTGCATGCTGTGGATGCTGTCAGGGTTGCAGTTTGCACAGTTCCGTTTGTCAACGAAATCGTGTTAGTAGTTGTTACAGTTCCAATAACCCCCACAGTTTCAACATAGTTGGTGACTGTTGGGTTTGTCAGGGTTTTGTTGGTTAACGTCTCTGTACCTGTGTAGGTGGCAATTGATGCACCAGCCAAAGTAGCAGAACCAGTACCGCCATTACCAACAGGCAATGTTCCTGTTACACCCGTAGTCAGAGGTAAACCTGTGACATTGGTCATCACACCTGATGCTGGAGTTCCCAACGCAGGTGCGCTTAGTGTTGGACTTGTTAGGGTCTTGTTGGTCAGGGTATCTGTGGTTGCTTTACCAACTAGGGTGTCGGTTGCCGCAGGAAGTGTGATGGTAGTAGTACCAGCCACCGCAGTTGCTTGCAATGTGGTTGTCCCTGAAGTCGAGCCAGAGAGGTCAATCGCATTAGGTTTTAGGGTTACTGTCGTTGCCATATTTATCCTTTATGGTGTTCCATTTGCAACAATATTAGTTGCTGAAGTAATCACTCCAGTTGAAGACATTGACGCAATTGTAGTTGCACCATACTTAAACAGCAACTTGCCACCTGATTCCTCAATTGTAAAGTTGGTTGTCAGTAACTTAGGGGTTGATGCCGCAGTTCCTGTCGTGTTTTGATTGAAAGTTGGAAAAGATGTAAGACTTGCCGCAGAACCTGTCGGAGCAAGAACATTCGTGCCAATGACCAATCCTAAATTAGTTCTAGCACCACTTGTAGTTGTTGCACCCGTTCCACCATTGAGAACCGCAACAGTACCCGTCACATTAGACGCTGTACCAGTAGTATTTTGGTTAAATGTAGGAAAAGAGGTAAGAGATGCGGCTGACCCAGTTGGGGCTAACACATCTGTGCCAATGACTAACCCTAGATTTGTTCTAGCACCTGAAGCAGTTGATGCGCCTGTGCCACCATCTGCAACCGCCAAGTCTGTGATGCCTGTGATTGAGCCACCAGTAATAGAGACATTGCTTGATGCTTGTGTGGAAATTGTTCCCAAACCACTTACATCTGCCGTTGTCAGAGTAATAGCACCTGTGCGACCAGCAACAGAAGTTACAAGGTCAGTATTGTCTACCTTTTCCCAAGCAGAGCCATTAAATATTGCCCAATCGCCTTGTGTCCAAGTAGTAATGCCATTTAGGTTTGTTGTGCCTGTGGTAGAAACAACATAGTAGTCTCCCTTTGTGCCAATGCTAGAGGTAAGGGTAGGGGTGTTAGTTGATGCGTTCCAAGTACCTTCATAATTCACAAATCCAGCCATTGCTGTAATTTGAGACTGAAGACTTGCTATGCTATCGAGTACAGACTGAGAAGTGCCACCACCATTAGTAATAACCTTGATGGATTCTGCAAGATCAGGAGCAACAACCTCACCAACATTGAGTTCAACACCACTAGACAACCCAATAATAAGGCTACCATCGAAATCAATACGAGCAGAGGTGACACTAATACCATCTTCTTGCCATCCTTCCCGTCTTTGCCATCTTTTCCATCTTTAATGGTGGCAACTCGTTTTTCAATGGCGTTACCCACTTCATCAAAGCGAGAACGGATGTCAGATTCAATCTTTTTAAGAGCATCGACTACTAAACCTACATTTTCGCCAATGCGTTGCTTTTGAACCTCTTTGGCTTGTGCAACAGAAGCCTTAATCCCATCCAAAACAGCCAATTGCTGTTCAGGATTCATGTTTTTAAGGATTAACTCCTTGGCTAGGCTTTCAATATCCATTATTCACCCTTTGGTGGGTTTGAAGATAGTTGTCTTGTCAGTTGGTCAAGGAAGTCTTGCTCCATTCCTTGCACTTTGTTCTGTTTATCAGCCATCTGTAACTCAACAATCTTGGATTTGTTCTTGATGTCAGCCTCTTTGAGCATCAATTCAGCAATCTTAACCCTCTTATCGAACTCACGGCTTGCCGCTTCATCCTGATTAGGTAGATTCTTAGTCAAAGATGCACTCATCTTGGCTTGCACTTCTTGTGGCATCAACTGAGCCTCAACAGACAACTTGGTTGCCTCTGCCCGATTTTGTTCTGCCTGAGTAGTTTGCACAGCAATATTAGCCTGTGCCGCTTGCAATGCCAATTGTTGTTGCACTAGTTGCAGTTGTTGTGCTTCTGGGTCAGGTTGACCCATCTGCTCAAGCATTGCAATCAATTCCATCCTGTTAGATAGACTTGAATTAGCCAAAATGCCCTTTAAGATAACAGGCAAGACAGGGGTATTGGGGCCAAGTGTCTGCAACAAGCCAATGAACTGCTGTTGTTCGTACTCTCTAGCAATAATTCCAAGCGTTGCCGTAGGTATGAAGTTCATATCAACAGAAGGATAGCGCTCTGGGTCAAACTGCATGAACCTGAAAGCCGCCTTCTTGATAAACGGGATCAAGAAATCTTCTTGGAAATTCACCAAAGTGCGCTTGTACTTCTTGATGATAGAGGCAACTGCCATAGACATACCGCCTTGACCACCATCTCTAGCAACATTGCTGATCATGCCTTGGGAATCAAGCGTTCCCGTTGCTTGTAACAACATACGCTCAAAGTCTTTAGCCGTAGCCAAGTTGTTGGGGTCAGTTTGACCGAACTTGAAGGGATAAAGAATCTCAGAAGGTGCGCCATTGGTAAGGATTGCCTTGCCAGGCTTTACCTCAAACTTCATTCCTCTTGGCAAACGAGTAGCGTCCATAGCAATCATGGGGCTAGTGGTAAGTGCCAAGGAATCTAGGTGGCTACGAGTCTGTGCGTCAATAGCCTTTTGCATA